CTGCTGCGTTATATTCTTTTTGTTCAGCGTCCAGAAAATCTCTGTTTTCGGTTTCCGCTTTATTAAACAGCTTTTCCATTATGTCGAGCTGCGCCTGCATTAACTTAATATAGTCCATGCTTTTTTTCTCCTGTTAATTTACGCCGTTAACATATTAGTTATATGTCTATGACGCTGTTCTAGTGATTTATTGTTTTTTGGTATATGTTCTTTAAACTTCGCTTTTGGAAAAGCCCTGAACCGGTCTAATTGAACCTCTACATTACTAAATTTTATATTTTCGCCGGAGTAACAAGCGGCTATTTTTTGCTCCTCGATAACCTCGTCGGCGAAACCCATTTTAACCGCCTCCTCGCCGCTTAGCCAGGTCTCCTCGTCCATCATAGCCGCGAGTTTTTCTTTACTCATACCTGTTTTTCTGCTGTACGTTTCGATAAGTACGCTATCCTGGATTTTCTCTAGTTTGTCCGCGAGCGTTCTAAACTCGTTATAATCTCCGGCTGCTATCATCCAGGCGTTATGTATCATTAACATAGCGTTGAACGGCATAACCACACGATCCGCCGCCAGGACGATCAGCGACGCGATAGACGCGGCTATCCCGTCAACGTATGCCGTAACTGGTACATTTACCCGCTTTAATGCGTTATATATCGCTACTCCTGCGAATATATTACCGCCGGGACTGTTGACGTATACATTAATCGAGGAGACATTTTTTAACTTGTCGAGCTCGTCCTTTACGCCGCTCGGCGTTACTTCCTCGTCGAACCATTTAAGATCGGTTATCTCTCCATAAATATATACTTCGCCTACGTCTGCTATTGCTTTTACCTCTAGCCATTTCATATATTACCCTTATTCCCTGCCTCGTCCATAATCTCATTTACTTTGTAGGTTATCTTTTCGTCTACCTCGTCGTCGTCCTCTTTACCGTCGTCGGTCGGAGCTGCGCCGGTACTGGTATCGCTAGGCGTAGTACCGAGCGGAACCATATTAAGCGGCTGTAGATGCGTATCGCCGCCCTCGACTTTATTAAGGTTAAGCATACGCCGGACGTCGTTAACTGAATAATAGCCCCATTGTATACCCTTACTGAAAGACTCGGCCATAGCTTTACTATCACCACGTAACAAAGTCGCCATATTAAATTCGAAATAGTAGCCTTTAGCCCGCTGCTGCGGCGTAAGTAACTGGCTATTAATATTATCCTCGACCCGCTTAAAGTGAGGTAACATAGTATACATAACAAACTCGAGGCTTTGCTGCTCGATATTATTGTTAGTCGACTTTTCTAAATGTTGTATCATATGCGGCTGTACCCGGAAAAACCTGCAAATATCCTCGACCTGAAATTTTCGCGAGCTCAACAGCTCCGCGTCTATCGGGTTTATTGTGAGAGGTTTATACTTTAGGTCGTCCTCGAGGAGCATAGGTTTACCGCTATTCATAAGCCCAGTATAGCGGGTATCTATATCTTTTTTCAGGCGGTTATACGCCTCGTCTTTTAAAAATTTTTCATGCTCGAAAACCCCGGTAGGAGTCGCGCCGTTATCATAAAATTTCTGGTTAAATGTATCGTAAGTAGACCCGAGCCGGATAGTACCAGCAGCATAGGATAATAGACTCATACCCTCGATACCATTAGTAGATACCCCGGGTATATGTAAAACCTGGTCGCGCCTTAATGTCGTCATACCCGGAGCCCCTGCTAAATCGCTGCCGCCTTGGATCCTATAAATAAGTTTCCGGGTATCCTGGTCTCTGGCTATGTCGTAGAGCTGCCAAGGTATCTGTGAAAATCCCGCTATTTTTCCGTTACGACCCATTAAGCGCTCAGCAACAAAATTGCCGCCTAGGTTTATTTGGTACATCATAGATTCTTGAAAATTAAATCTGCTCGTCTCGTCGTTAGGCGCGAAAGCGAGTATCGGATAGAGTCCGGTATCGTCGGTAGCCTGCCGGTCGCCGGTTTTCATATCTTTTTTATACTCGTTTATCGGTACGCTCGCGAACGTCTCCGCGAGTACCCGATTACAAGCGAAAAAGGCGCTATATTTCAACGCGGTTTCTTGTGTTAGTGTACCGAAACTGTTAGGAACGTCGTTACCTTTCGCCCAGTCCTCGAGGTATTGCTCCATATAGGAATTGGAAAATACCGCTTTTACTCTTTGCCATACTTTCATAAATCCCGCATACCTCTGCTATTGTAACTACCGAGGCTATCCGCGACCATAGCGCGGACATAACCGTTAATTATCGAGGCTATCGGGTCGATACGCTCCGTCGATTTTGCTTTATTTAGCAATATATTCATATTTCTATCTACTATATCAACTACCGCGTTACCTATCGCCCAGGATATAACCGGGTTTCCGTCGTGTATTACGTTACCCTGGTACACCTGGTTTCTAAAATCTTTCGTCGGCTCCGATAATGTTTTTATCCCCTGTACTATATTTACTACCTCGTACCCGTCGTCGATTAAATCGTTAGAGATTTGAATAGCTCCCCACGGGTCGACGCAGAACTCCGCGATACTCGCGTTTAAATCAGATATACATTTTTTTACCCAGAGTACGACTTCTTTATAATTAACGACCTCTCCGCGGGTTAAAGTTATATACCCGTCGCGCTCCCATAGGTCGTACGGTACGAGGTCGCCTTTCATTTTAGCATGGAATTGGGACTCTGGCATAAAACTATGGCCTAAAATACAATAAGTACCATCCAGGGGAAAGACTAAACCGGCGCTCGTAAGGTCATTTTTAGCCGATAAATCCAGGCCCACAAAGCAGGAAGCGCCGTTTAAATCCGGTATCTTCTCGGAACTGCAGGCGCTCCAACGCAGCAGCGGCATATAGCCCGCGTCGCGCTGATTAACCCAAATATTCAGATGTTTTGTATTAAAATTACGCAGCTTATCAGGCATAGCCCGCGCCTCCTCGGCTTTATTTCGTAGGTAATTAACGCCCTCCGGGTAGCTGCAGACTATCGGGTTAGCTTTTACCCAGTTATTCTCGTCGAAAGGGTCGTCGATTAGCTCCCCAGGCGCTACTTTTTTACCGTCCGCGAGCCGGATATCTTCGCTAGTCGTGTTAATTTCGAGCTCGTGTACGTCGCAGAAAACGCTATCGAGCTCGGTATCGTCGTCCGGGTCGAGTATCCGGGTTACCATACGGTACTCTATTGTATAACACGGATTATTTAAATCAAATCCGGCGGTCGTAATTATGCCGAGCAGTGGCTCGGGTCGCGCGCCCATAGCTGAATCGAGTATATCGTATACCTCGGTCGTCGGGTGAGCGTGGTACTCGTCGACTACTGCGCATTGTGGATTAAGCCCGTCGCCCAGTTTCCGATCTTCTTTACTCATAGCCCGGCAGAAAGACCCGCTTTTTAAATGCTCTATCCTATGGTACGCCTCGCGCCATCTGCCGGTTAATTCTTTGCAGTTTTTTAAAATAGCCAGGAGCTCGTTATATACGATATTCGCCTGCTCTCTTTTTGTCGCCGCGCAATAAACCTCCGCGATACTGCCGCCGGTAAAAACCATAAGCTCGTAAGAAAGTATAACGGCGAGGAGCTGCGACTTAGCGTTTTTTCTGGCGACCTGTAAATAGAATTTTTGAAAGCGTCGGTATCCGGTCGCCCTATGATAAAACCCGTATACATTCGCTACGACAAAAACTTGTGATATATGTAAGGCTATAGGCTCGCCCGCGAGTACGCCTTTCGTATGTTTAAATAGCTCCGCCCAGGTTAATACTTTTTCGACCGCCGCGTATTTAAAAATAAATTTAGAGCCTTTTATTTTTGCCGCCGCGTAGTCTCGTAAAAATCGGCTGCAGGCTTGGCTATGTTTTTTGCATACTGGCAGCTCCTCGGCTGCGCAGCCCTCGGCGTAAGCGAGTAGCTCTTTTAAATTACTCATACGTCGAAACCTTTATCGGCGAGCGCGTCGGTTTTCGTAGCTTGGCGTTTAATATTTAACTTTCTGGCTTTCGCTGCGGGATTTAAAAATATCCTGTCCTCTATATCGAGTACGGCTTTCTGCTTAGCATTAATAGCGCGGTCGATCTCGAGGAGTCCTTTAAGATTTACAAAATACTCGACTATACCCCAGAGTCGCCGCGCCCGCTCCCGATTATATTCGGCGTCGGTACGGGCGAGTATTTCTTGTACGTCGTCGTCCGGCAGCTCGAAAGCCGCGACCGCCTCGCGCTGCTGCCGTAGCTGCAGATACTCGGCATATAGAGTACAATACCGACCGATTACGCCGGAGTCGGTAGAGCTTACAACCGAGAGCCCCGCCTCCGTGTATATTTTTGTTACCTCTCTCCATTTACGCATAGCGAGCGCGTTACGCTTTACGTCCTCGGGCGCGATAAAATCCAGGTCGCCCATAATTAGCCCGTCGTCCGGCAGCCCCTCCGGTCGTATTTCTTTTTTTCTTTTATACTCTCTACTCATATAGACCCCTTTATATAATTACTCGCATATAGCCCTACCCGCAACGCCTCGCGTACTTTGAAAAAAATTATTTGTATACAGAAAGG